CACCAGCACCGCCAGAAAATGTAATGTCTCCAGTTGCTTCATCTCCTGCATCAGACCTTAAGAAACTTCCGCTACCCAAACCATCGAAAAAGTCAGCATCTAAGCCAGACCCTGACCCATCTACAGTTTTAATAAGTGTAAGTATTTCGCTTGCTGTCTGATCTGCGGTGGCATTTGATTCAATGCCATTCAATTTCGTGTGATCTGCGTCTGTAAATACGTTGCTATCACTAGCACTTTCAACCAAAGTTCTTATCTCTGAAGCTGTTTGATCTGCGGTTGCTCCATTCTCTACGTTAATTAAAGTTCTTACCTGTGTTGCTGTGAGTGCTGTTGGATTTCCTACGCCACTTGCAACTCTTCCAAATATTCTGTTTTGATCTAAGTCTTGTAACTTTGCCATTGTTACAGCATTGTCACTTATATTAGAAGTTCCAATTAGGCTAGTGCTTAAGTTTCCATTAGTGTCTGTTAATAAAGCACCATTGTTAACAATACTGCTAGGAAAAGTAAGAGTATAGCTTTGACCAGCACTATGAGCAGGGGATTTAAGTTTTATACCATGACTATTTTGTGAACAGTTAAGTTGTATATAACCATCTTGAGAACTGCCATCTCCTTTTGCTATAAAAGACGCTTCAGTAGAATCAGAAACCCCTGTTATATGTGCAGTTGAAATAATATCTCCTGTTACGTCAATACCAGCACCAAAATCTACATTTGCAGCAAACTCAGCATTACCAGCACCGCCAATTTTAAATTTAAGTGCATTAGAACTATCTCTAGCCTGTATATAATCAATAGAATCTGCACCACTAGCAGATTTTTTTAAAGTCAATGTTGAAGTAGAGGTTGAACTACTTTGCAGATAATTATAGTCTCCACTTGTAGTTAGTCTTCCTAAAATTGAACTCCCAACACTTGATATTTGTAATCTGTCAGCACCATTAGTGCCATCTCTAATAACAAATGTACCATTATTATTTCTTACTATATAATCAGGATTATTATTAGAATCTGTTAAATAAAGACTTGGAGTTGCACCACCTATCTGAATGTATCCAGTAGTGTCAATATTTTGATCGGATAATAAACTTAAAATTTCGCTTGCTGTTTGATCGGCAGTTGCTCCGCTCTCAATTCCATCTAATTTTGTTCCATCATTAGCAACATTTCTTCCGTCTACTGTGCCACCAAGAGTAATATTATTATGAACATTTAAATTACCGCTTCCAGTTAAATTTAATCTTGTAACGGTGCTTCCACCTTGTGTCAGACTTATTCCAAATAAAGTACTTCCATTATCAGTATTTACATCTCCTAAAACAAGATGTTGATTTGTAGTTCCCTGTAGGTTTTCTAAAACAGTAAGGCTGCTATGTTGACAAGTAAAACCTCTCGCACTTGTACCATTACTTGAGCCGATAACTGTTAGTAACTCACTATAATTATCACCAGAGACATTTCCTACTTGTAGAGATGCACTTGTTTTTATATCTTGCGAACCGAAGTCAGGAGAAATCTTGGTTCCAGCTATCGCTGCATTTGAAGCTACTTTTGTATTATTAACAACCCCACTATCAATAGTAAAAGTATCGCCACTATTGCTAACTGTTATATCTCCTTTATCTCCATCCGATACTCCTCCTCCACCTGATATTTCAGCTACATTTCCATTATCTTTTTTTGTAAATATTTTACCTTGATCAGTTCGTATGGCTAATTCGCCTACTTCTAGGTCACTAGCCTGTGGATCACTACCACTACCTCTTTTAAGTTTAATAACATTAGCCATTGGCTGTTACCTCCTAATAGCCTGATTCAATAAGTTCCACCATCTATATCAAAACCCGATACACTTCCATTTTCAAGGAATGAGACTAGATCAGATAATGCAACTTGAACCATTGTTCCATTATCATTAATTACCATGCGATCAGCAGTAGCAAGTGTTGTTGATGTTGCCGATGTATCTCCGTCACAAACTGTGTTCAATTCTGTGGTCGTTACCACCGCTCCATCAAGAATTTGTACTTCAGCAGCAGTTAAATCAGCTAAAGAGTTAGCTGTTGTCTGACCCATCGTGGCAAGCTCTGTCAGTTTGTCTGAGTGTGGCTCGACATTCGTTCCTATTACTAATCCTAAATTTGACCTTGCATTAGAAGCTGTAACTGCTCCTGTTCCTCCATCTGCAATGGCTAAAGTACCAGTTATCGCACTAGCAGCTAAATCTACAGCTATTTCTGTTGATTGAATAACAAGCCCACCATTTGCTTTTAAATCGACAGAAAGAGTATTTCCAGATTTATCTAAGCCATCGCCAGGTGTTATCTGTCCAGCACCAGAGAATTGTGCAAATGTAAGATTATTAGTACCTGTAACTGCTGATCCTTTGTTACTTGTACAAACAAAGCCGTTATCAGCATTAACAGTTCCTTGCTCTACAAAGGTAAACATTCCAGCAGCATCACTACCAGCAGCTAAATCAACTGCCCTTGCTGGAGAAGACCCTACAACGTAAATACCATTCTGCGAAGCAGTACTTTGGTCTTTAACTAATACTCTATCTCCATCTGAAAGAGTAACACCGTCAAGTGTATCTCCATTGTTAAGGGCAGTAGATATTGTTATGTTTCCTGTAGTAGCTGCTACACAAGAATCTTTTACGTCTAAACCTTGAGAAGTAGCCTCGACAAAACCTTTTGTTGCTGCATCTTGTGTATTAACAGGATCAGATAAATTAGTTATTGTTTGGCTATTTAATGAAACTGAACCAGTTGGTGCAGCCATTTGATCTAATCTATTTGTTCTTACCCCTGCATCAAAATCACTTATAAGCGTATGAGGGTGGCTTGGAAGATCAGCGATTACAAGTGACCTAAACGTAGGTGCAGCAGCAGATCCAGAAGTAGGGCCGCTTAATATTGTATTTGCTGTTCTTGTTGTATCCTTATCAAAAAATGCTCCTTTACCGCCAATTTTTTCAATAGTTGTAGCCGATCCTCCAGCACCTCCGGTGCCTTTACCAATAAAAATAATATCTGAGCCTTCTGAGTGTGCTAACTCAGCATTTGCCAGACTTGTTGGTGCTGAAGATCCTGTAGATCTTTTAATTCTTACTGTGTTAGCCATGCGTCAAAAATTACCTCCATCGACAAGTGTGAGTTTAGTTGTTGTAGCATCTGCTTTAAATTTAGCAGAAGTAGAGTCATAGTAAATAATAGATCCGTCAACTTTAGATAATTCATCTAAGTCCAAACCTTTTGGGCCTTGTGGCCCTGTGGTAGTTACAGTAACAACAGTTGTGTCGCCCTCGTTTACTGTAACAGTATTCTTTGTTGTGCTGACATTAACTGAAGTCATGATGTGTAACCTTCACTCATATTTATGTTTCCTTCTAAATAATACTCCTTAAGGCCGCTAGGGTTGGTTAACAAAACATCATATTTCAACATTGATGGGGCAAAAGTAGCAGTTTGTGTATCACTAAGTGCTAAATCTATTTTGCCATTAGACCTATCTGTATAAGTAACAGTAAAGTCAGCATACTTTGTTGTACGAGTTTCTTCCCATACTTGTGCGTCAACTGAATATCCTGTCAAATCAATTAAAGCGTCATTAGAATCTCTAAATATTAACTGAATATTATGATCTGATCTTCGTTGAACAGTCATATGGTAAACGCCAGGTGTTACAGCCATTCTAATTATATGGAGTTGTACCTAGAATACTGCTATCCCATTGTTTTCTCAAGTCTTCAGTAGAGGTTGCGTTTTTAATTGCGTCTACATTTGGTGCATCTCTTAATGCTTTTTTCTTTGCAACTATTGTAGTTGTGTCAGAAGAAGTTTCTAAAGCTCTTTGAAATTCAACATCTAATGATTGCAATTTCGGTTCTCTTGCTGATCTAATTTTTTCTTTATGTAGCTCTTTGGCTATGTTCATATCTATAGAAAGTTTACTATTCATAATGATGCCCAATAAGCCTCCGCACCAATTCCTGTACCATCAGGAGAAGAAAAATCTGCTTTCCAAGCACTTCTAAAATCTCCGTCTGGTAATTCTGTAGCATCTACAATTATATAAGGTTTCCCAGCTGGCACATCTTTTTTACATACATCTTCAAAAGCAAGTTCTCCTGACGGAATTAACATATCAACTCCACCTGAGTCATTTGGATAAAGAATACGTCTGGTTTCTGCCATAGTTTTATTTATATTCTAAGCGAATACCGCAATATTAACACTATTTTTATCTAGCACATGAGTTGAGTTGCTTGGACTTGTTATATGTACTTTGACTCCTGATGTTGTAGCTCCACTTGTGCTTGATAAATAAATCACACAATGGTTATTAAAAGTAAATCTATCAATATCAATCATTGCACAGGTCGTAGCATTTGAAGGCACAGATGATGTAAAGTTCGCTGTAAAAATACCTTCAGAGTGATCTGTTACCGAACTTACATTAAATTGTCCTTTTATTGAAGCATAGTTGTCTGAAGCACTTCCACCTCTGTAGCTATCAAATTCAACACAAGCTCTGACTAATCTACCAGCAGCAGTTTCAGTACCGCTAGAGTTTTGAAATACAGGAGAACTACTGTTATTGCTTCTAAATCTAGTTGCTTGACTAGTTGTTGCAGATACAGTTGTAGGCGAGAAAGTAGACGGAAAACGTGCGGTAGGTATAGTTCCAGAAGTTAAGTTACTTGCGTTTAAGTTGCTTAAAGATGTAGTTGGTGCGGTGGCAAAGGATAGAGTTCCGCTTCCATTTGTTTTTAAAAATTGACCATTACTTCCATCTGTGGTTGGCAAAGTAAGAGTAAAGCTTGTTCCAATTGTTGCATTTGCTTTTAGTCCTATATAGTGTGAGCTATCACTATCACCAAATCTAATTTCATTTCGTGATCTTAATGTAATTCCATTAGCGTCAAATACCATCTGTTCAGTACCACTTGAGGCAAAACCCATAATATTTGCAGATTTTCTAAAGATACCTAAATTATCATTTGTATGAAAACTAATAGCAGGGTTAGCTGCACTATTAGAATCATCCGCAAGAAATTGTCCTTCCATTGGGGCAGAAGATCCCCCACTTCTTGGTAATAGACCTAAATTAGCTGTATTTATATTTCCTATATCTGTAAAACTAGTATTAGCACTATTTCTTATTTTTAAAATATTCGATGTTGTGTTTAAGAATGGCATCCCAGCTACACATTGACTTGTAGATAGGTCTGTTGATTTTGAATTACTTGATTGTATTGCAGAAAAAACTGAATTTAAATCAATTCGGACGTTTGCTCCAGAATTATTTTCAATTGTGTAATTTGCAACGTCAGCCATAATTAAAAGCTATTTTTACTAAGTTTACCCTCCTTTACCAAAACCAACAGCAGTAAAAGTAAAATTCTTACTAATACTAGCATTACTTGAGTTTTTAAAATGCACTGTAAATCCTGTACCGCTTACATTTGTTACCTCAAAATAATCTCCTGACCCTAAGTCTTGTGGGTTTATTGCTACTGCTGGCAAAAAATTATTTTGATTACCTAATGCTGAAGTACCTACAAAAAATGCATTTGCAAAAGTAACATTTTTAGCTCCTGATCCAGATGAAATTACAGCACTTTGTTCTGTTCTTGATTTTAAAATTGCTTCATAACCTAACTCTATTAAATTTATATTTTGTGCAGTATCAGAAGTTTCAAGAACTGCTCTAAATTGAAATCCTCTTCCCTTAAAAGTTCCATTTGCTACGTCATTAAAATCTGAGTAAGTACTCATATTTGTAGACGTTCTAACCTGTAATTTAGCATTTGCATCATTTGCAACTGCACCATCAAAATCTGTCCATGTATCAATTAATTCTGTTCTGTTATCAAATAAGTCACCTGTATAAAATCCAACACCTTGTAAATTTCTAATTATGTTAAGAGAAAAAACACCGCCTAAATCTAAAGTAGTAGGAAAAGTATAAGTACCAGTTTGACTATTAACTGGATTAGTTAAAATCAAGCCACCTTTACTTGCACTATATTGAGTATTTGAAAAAAGACTTGAGGTGGTGTTGTTAAACGGTGGGGTATCATTATGTTCTTCATCTTCTTTTACAAGTATTTCATCTACTATTTGAACTGTAGATAAACTAACCTTTGCTTCTGTTTGACTAAATCTACCACCATCATCTTGAAATTTAACTAAGTAAGTACCAGCAAGCGCTGGACAAATTGCCTCTGTAGCATTACCAGCAACGGCCTCAATAATATCTTGTGCAGCTTGAAATGAAGCAGAGCCGAAAGGTAGTTTAGAATGCCGCACATATACCCGGCCTCCATGCAAAACGTCTACAGCGGTTGATTGGCTAAATCTTAATCTAATAAATTGCTCATTTACAGGCTCAATAGTTAAATTTTGTACATCATCAGGTAAAGCTGTTTTACCAATAGCATTAAAAGTAGTTGTTGTTGAATTAGTAGATAAAACTAAAGCAGCATTATAAGAAAATACTTGAAATGTATATTGTCCGATAGGTGTATCTAATAATTCAAAATCAGAGCTAAAAACTATTTGCGAAATATAATTACCATTTTCAAATTTATAATTTACTAAATATTGTGTAACTCCTTGTACTGGCTGCCAATCTACTATTAATTTACTTCTTGCAATATTGTTAATAACAATTGTTTTTTCTGAAATAGTTAAATTACTTGGAGGTGCTGCTGGTTGATTTAAAATTGATATTGTTCTTTCTTGTAAAGGCTCATTATTTTCTATAAAATTATATTTACCCTCAACATAAGTTAAAGCAGTTATTTGGTAATTTACTGCATCTTTTTCTTCAACTTGGATAACTCTAAATAATTGTGTTTGTAATGTAGAACTTGATATTAAAAAAGGAGAATTAATATTTGGTGCTGCTGACAAGGCTGAATTTAGACTTAGAACTCCAGAGTTATTTGCTGTGATAGTTTTTGTTTCGATGGTTCCATTAGGCAAAATTACTGAAATAGTTGGAGAGTTAGATAAACCCGGCCCTGAGTTAATATTTCCATTAGAATCTGTAGTCGTTAATGAGGTAGAACTTTCTGCATCAATAGTAATAGTTGTGGTTGTTGCAGCTACGACTCGACCACCTCTCCTTGCACCAGCGCGCACCGGATCATTGACTTCTATAACAGAACCTGGCCTAACAATTACGCCAGCATCTATTGATGTACTAAAAGTGCATACCTCAGATTCTCTCTCTTCTGAGAACATCATTGCTCTTCCTAACCTAGCCGCTTGATTTCTTGAAGTGCAAGCAAATGCTTGTACTTTTTTAATAGATGTTCCTAGCTTTGCTCTTCTTGCAATATCATCAGCACTTTGCGAATCTCCAACAACCTCAAAATCAACTTCTTTTGAGTCCATATTGAAATAGCTGACAGAGAAAATTGAATGTCTTTGCTTAAGACTGCTTCCTGAGTAACTAAAACCTTCTTCTGATACATTCGACAAATTAAATAAATAACTAGCATTTGTTTCTTTATCTTGAGATATAGTTACGCTACCAGCAGACCATATAGGCATACACCTCATAGCTCCACTTAGTTCATTAATGACATCAAAAGCTTCTTTTGGGCTTTGTATGTTTACATTACAGCTAAAGCGAGCCTCTTCTGCTCCTGATCCTGTGCCATCGTCTACTAATGTATTTGCATACTTACTTGCTGCTACAAAGCTGAATAAATCTAAATTAGAATCTGAAATATGATCACCAAATCCATACCTTGTATTAGTTAAAAGATCCAGAAGACACATGGCCGGACAATTTGTGTATACAGCAGCACCCATTGTTCCATTAAATATATAGTTTTGTGGATATTGAATTCTTCCAGTTTGTATATCAACAGTTGGTGTACCAGAATTATTAGCTCCAGCGCCAGGTATCCTTACTTTTATTCCTCTTATTCTAAATTTTCTAGATGGTATTCTGTTAAATTGTTTGCTATCTAAACGTAGTGCTGTATATGCGCTATTTAAATATCTACTATTATTATCAATAACATTTTGATAGCTTGTAAATTGAAACGAGTTAACTCTTGATGAGCTTGTACTATCAGCTGTGTTTCTAATTACTCTAACGTCAAAAGTTGTATAACCAGCAGTTAATTCAATTCTATGATCTCTAGCGTATGCATCTGCTGTTCTGCCACTTACTGAAGTATTTATTTTATCAACATAAGATCCATTATCTATTCTTAATTGAATTTTATATGAAACCTCATCTCCAACAACATCACCATTATCTTTAGCAAATTGTATTTGCGGCCAAGTTAGAGTAACAATAACTGCATCAAATCCAGTTATACTTTCTTGTCTGTTTACAGAACCAATTATTCCTTGGGTTGCAGACCCATCACTATTTGTAACCGTTGTTTGCACAGATGTAGGAGATCTAGTCTCAGCAACTATGCCGGTCATAGCTGTTTGATTAGAAGTACCAAATTTAGATTTAAAAGTTACATCTTGAAAATTAAAATCAGTATCACTAGGATTATTACTATTTGCATTACTTTGCAAAATTGGAGTATCGTCTAAAAATATATCTTTGAGACTTGCATTCTGATATGCAGCAGTACCCTTAGTTCTTAATTCTTTAGATGCTGTTGCAAATCCTTCTATTTCTCCTTCAGATATTAGATCTTGGACTGTTGCAAAACTTCTACTATGTAATGTATCAGGCGCACGATATGGAGGAGGGGGCGGCTTTGGGCCACCTCCAGCACCTCTAATAATGTTTGTTTCGTCTGTCATGCTTCCACCTGATTAGTGTCAACTGCTGCTGAGATTACAACAGATCCAGTAATAATCTCTCCATACACAATAGGAACTGGAGTTCCAGCCCTACTAGTATTTTGTACCCCACTAAAACTAAATGACAATTTTGGATCTTCCTCAGATTCAAATTTTTGTGGTTCTGGTACTGGAAATAATAGCTGTGCTACACCACCTAAAGCTAAAGCAAAACCAATATTTTTCGTAAAAGCAAAAAGACCAAGATTCTTTTTAAAAGCAGCACCAAACACTCCAGCACCACCAGCAAAAGAAAAACCAATCAAAACAGCACCTAAAAGTATTTGACCTAATCCTCGACCAGCACCACTTATAACAGGAATGAAATGTATATCTTCCTGACCTACTGGATATACTAATTCTTCTTTATTTATAGAATAATTACCAACTTTTACTTGATAATATTTTGGATTCATATATTGTTCTAACTGTGGAAAATTATGTATTAAAAAACTTACAGCTTGTGAAACACTAGCAACTTTTACCTCAAATTCTTTATGACCAATAAACTCAGCTAATTGACCATATAGTTTTACTTTACGAAGCATACCGATACCTACCTCCTGTACATTTTAGTAACCATTCAGAATAAGGCTCTTTACAAGATAGTCTATCGGTTAAATGATGCAAAACATCTCCATCTACAAAAATCGCCACATGATTTAAGCCATTTCCAAGAATTGACATAAACAACAAATCACCAGTTTCAAGCTTCTCATCATATCGTAGTTTTCTAAAACCAGTTCTCCAAGCACATCTTTCAAACATTGGATCTTGTAAAAACTCTTCTGGAGTTGTTGGCCTATCCCAATCTCTTAGAGTAATATTTTTATTTTCTTTATACCAATCTCTAACTAAGGCCCAACAGTCAGTCACGCCCCATACCCATTGCCTACCAATAATTGGTGCTTTATATCCACATGGTTCAAGATATGACCATTCTTCTGTTTGTGGATTTACTATATACCAAGGTAAATTACTTTTCTCACAGCCAATTTTATCTGCTTGGCTAGGAGTTGGAGGATTAATTGGATGACTGTGAAAAACAGCACATATTTCTCCAAGGTTATCTGCCCTCACATAATCTTCTGGATCGAGAATAAAACATTGATGTTCTGTCATTGAAAGATTTCTACACGGAAAATATCTTTCTTTACCTTTAACATTAACAAGCAAACCTACTGCTTCTTTAGGGTCTTCTTCTTTCGCATGAGCAAGTGCTTTATCTTTCCAATTCATGCTATAAAAGTGCCGATAGCTGGAAACTCAGCGCGTGTACATTGTCTTTTTGGACAACTAACACCAACTAAATCAAGAACAGAAGCAAGCTCAAATTCAACAATATCTCTTGTCTCGGTAGCTTTTCTATCTATTGAATATATTTCTCGCGGAAATTCTGCTGTAGGATCTGGCGTACCATATGGATTAGTATTGCCTGTAAAATTCACAGCATCAATAAATTTTGCTAATGTTCTTATCCTAGTGACAGTAGCTCCTGTAAGATCATTGCCAGCAGTAGTTTCATTAACAGTTAATAATATTGCAGATATTAAACCGGTCGCATTGCTGACAGTTAATTTCGGTCTTGGTATTTGACCTTTTTGATAAGCAAATCCAGTAGCGTCTATCGGAAATCTTAAGTAACTATTACCATCCCAAACGATTTCTCCATTTGCATTCATGTTAGATCCAGAATGAAATCTATAAATAGTGTTTACACCATGTAAGGTTGTTGACAATTGCAAAGTAAACAATTCAATAATTGAACTAGGATTTATTTTCTGTAAATCACTAAATATTGCTGCGTTTACTGTCATTAGGCTGGTTCAAATACTTGAGTAAATGTTGCTTGTATAGTTGCTCTATTTGGAAACTCTATATTTTTTGTCCAATCAGTACATTTAAATTCCATTGCGCTTGATTCGCTTGGAGGAGTGTAAGTAAAACTATCATTATCAACAGCACGAGCATCTAAAAAAGTTTCAATCGTGTCTGAATCTGCCTCAGAAATATTTTTCCAAACAAGATTAAAAACTTTAGGATTTTGATTTAAAC